GTTAGAAACTGAGTCTCGTGCCCTGTCATATATTAATGGCCGAGACCTGGCTTTAATTGAAGAATACGGAGACTATCTCTATTCAGACTCAGCTGACAATAAAATCTATATTTTTAATTTTGATAGGCGATCAGGCCGAGTCTTGGGATTTTCAATGCGAAGCCTTGACCCAAATTCTGATCGTAAATATATTATTAAAACCTATACGGATCTTGCTGGAATTTTTAGTCAAAAGGGTCTTAATAAACAGGTAATTGAAGATGCAAACTTTTTAAATAATTATTTTAATATTTTAAATATTGATTTCTCTAAACCTATTTTATTGGCTGAGGGTCAATTCGACTCACTATTACTCGATAATTGTATTGCCACCTCTGGCGTTTCAAAAGCAAAGAGTATTATGTCTAATCTTGGCGCAAAGAGTGGAATAAAAATTATATTTGATAAAGACAAGGCTGGCCGTACCCAGATGATGCAGTTTATAAAGCAGGGTTATTCAATATTCCTATGGAATAAAGCAATAAGCGAATTAAAGCCGTTATGCCAGAACTCATCTGAATTCATTAGGCTAACTCAAATAAAAGATATTAATGACTTATTTTCATTTTTACGAAAGTCAAACCCTGACTATTCATTGGCTACATTTAACAAATGGATTAATACAAACTTTAGTGAATCGGTTTATGATATGGTTTATCTATAAATAACTATATGAAACCTAAAGAGTCAAAAAGTATTAAAACGTTTTTAAAACCGCGGGCTGGCGCAATCAAGCAGGGCTATTTTAAACCCGCTCACCCTGACAAATATATTGGAGATATTTCTCAAATTATTTTTAGAAGTTCTTGGGAATTTAAGTTCCTAAAATGGTGTGATTTAAGCCCAACCATTATTCAATATTCTTCTGAACCGGTTGGCATTAGCTACTACAGTCCGCTTGATAAAAGAGGTCACACATATTATGTAGATTTCTATATTGTTACTCGGGATGCTGCCGGTAATGATCAAAAGTGGCTAATTGAAGTTAAACCTGATAAGTACGTTAAGGCTCCAGTTGTGCCGAAGCGAATGACTGATAAGCAGACTGCAAATTACGTATATGCAGCAAAGCAGTTTATTGTAAATAAAGCTAAGTTTGAGGCCGCTAAGGATTTTGCAATTCACAGAGGTATGAAATTTGGAATAATCACTGAAAACTTTTTGTTTAAGTCAATATAAAATAGGTAAATGCAGTTAGCTAAATTAAAAGAATTTATAAAAGACGGTCAAATTCCAGAGTTTAGCGAGTTTGGTGCAAATAACTATTTAGAAGATGTTTCAATTCCAGTAGACCACCGGACCTGTCTGAGTGGCCACATTTATACATTTAAGTCAATAAGTCAAATTGGAGTAACTCTATCAGTTGATGAGTGGTTTGAAACCAGTAAATCTGACTATTTAGATAAACAGCCGATCTTTATATCATTAGGCCAGGAAGGGCCTATGGAAATTGGTCTTAATTTAAAAGTGATGCCTACCCGACTTACTGAAGAATTGGTTAGATCTTATCTTAAAATCATAACCCCAATGTTGGATAAAATAGTTAATTTAGATGGAAATTTCATTGATTTAGCAGAGCGAATTAAGCTACCTGCAACCTATTCACTATCCAGACTCGTTAATCGAGACTTTTTTAGTAAATACGAATACTTTATTGATAAATATAGAAGAGAGGATATGAGTTACTTGACTTTAATTGACTGGAAGGATGTTCCGAAGTTGACTAAGATTAACTATTCAAATAATATAATAAGAAAACTTTAAATAATAATAATATATGGCAGGATTTTTAGATGCAAACCCAATCAAGTCTCTTAGATCACGACTTAGTGAACTTGGAAATTATGGTATGAGATATAATGATCTCTTAATTAAAAATTCACAAGCAATTGGATTTATTGAAGGTCAAATGGGCGGAACTGGTTCCGGTATGGAAAACGATCTTATGCGAGCAACCCTTGCCTTATCTGATACCACAAGTTCATTAAAAACAAAATCAATTGCGTTTTTTCAAATGGATTATGTATCAAAGCGTGAAAGGCTAAGAGATATTGCCTCAAACGGAGAAATTGAATTTATTATTGAGACCATTGCGGATGACTCTATTGTATTTGATCAAGACAATCGTTTTTGTTATGCAAATGATCTGGTTGGAGAATTAAACTATAGCGGTTCAAATAAAGCACAAAGACTACAGTTTCAGGAACGAGTGATGGAGAAGTATGCTAATAATTTTCAAAAAATATACAGTAAATGGGGCTTTGATCAAGGAATTTCTGGATGGCAATATTTTTATCAATTTTTAATTGAAGGCCATTTGGCATTTGAAATAATTTACGATGATCTAGTTAATCCAAAAGAAATAATTGGATTTAAAGAATTGGATCCATCTACTCTATATCCGGAAATGAAGAATGGAGCAGGTGGAAAAATTGAATTACAGTGGTCTCAACGTGATCCCATCTCTAAGTCAGTTAAAACCTTAACTGATTCCCAAATAATCTATATTTCGTATTCTAATCATATGCGAACCAAACGGGTTAGTTTTGTTGAGCGGTTGGTTAGGTCATTTAATTTATTAAGAATTCTAGAACACTCAAAGATTATTTGGCACACAATGCATGCCCCTATCAGATTAGTAACAACCGTTCCGATTGGAACAAAGTCAATGCAGAAAGCAAAAGAGGATGTTAGAGAATTTACAAACTCATTAAAAGAAGACATTTATTTTGATGGATCATCTGGCGAACTTAAAATTGATGGAAAACCAAATATCCTATTCTATAAAAACTATGTAGTTCCGTCAAACGGTGAGCAAGGAAAGGTTGATATTGCTGCACTAGAATATCAAGGCCCTAATTTATCAGGCTCAGAATTATTAAAATACTTTAATCAAAAACTTCAAATGGACTCAAAAATTCCAGGTTCAAGGTTTGCGGAAGGTGGCGGTCAATTTACGTTAACCACTGAAGGTATTAGTCGTGAAGAGATTAGATATAATAAATTTATACAACGATTGCGATCTGCCTATAAAGAGTTACTAACAAAACCTCTTTATCTACAAATGTGCCTAGATATAAAAGAGCTTAGAAATGATCCTAAGTTTCCAAATGCAGTTGGTTTAAGATGGCATAATGATAATGTGTTTGAAGAGATTAAAGAGCAAGATCTTATTAACAAGCGTATTGCAACAGTTAATGCGCTTAAGGCAGTTGCAAATGATGATAAGACTCCATATTTCTCTACTGAATATTTAATTAAAGAACACATGAAACTTAGCGATGAAGCTATTCAAAAGAATAAAGACTATTTAGCAAGTTATGGAGCTGCGGCTGAAGCTGCTGAAGCCTCTGGTGGAGAATCTGGTGGAGGTAAGGGTGGAGCTGCTCCCCCTGCATCGCCTGGAGAGCCTGGTGAATTTAAGACAGAGTTGGGGCCAAAGGGTCAATTATAATTAATCCGAATATAGTGCAGCAAATGATCTAACTCCATTAATTTCAATGGTAATACCTAATCCGGATTTATGAATATCTGCAATATCGGATAGGGTAAATGGTTTAACCGCAATTGTATAAATCTTAGACATCATTACATAATTATGAATTTGTTCGTCTGCCACTTTTTCAATATGGTCAAGCGAGTTTCCTTCAAATTCAAATAGGTATCCGGTTGCATCAAACCCAAAGTTAGGTTCACCTAATACTTCTCCTTTTCTAGTTAGCAGAGTCATTCTAATTTGAGTAATTGTATTTTCAATTTCATCTCTGGATTCATATATCCCAGTTCTATAGTTTGGGTCAAGTGGGTCTCTAAAAAAAAAGTCAAGCATATCGTATATTAAAAATTTATGAGATATAAAAAATCTCCAGTATTTTCAGACTTCATCATTGCCTCAACCGCAGCTAATTCTGCCTCTGCTTTAGTTACCAGTGTTACAAAATTAGTTTTAATTCCGCCTGGTAAATTATAGTCAAATGTTGTTAATAATTCGCCTAATTTAACTTTACACCGTGCTCTAACATATCTTTGAAATAGTTCGTCTTCGTATAGGTATTCAGCATCAATTTTTTTAGCAACTTGAGCAACTACTACTGTTGCTGGAGTTCTACCCATTATTGTTATTTTATGAGTATTTTTATTAAAATCATAGGCTAGTGTATCAATGGTCATGGATTTAGTAAGATCTAAAAATGAAAATAAAATTGTTCTGTACATAATTGACTCACCAATAAATGGTGTTAAAAATATCTCAGATCCAATAAATTTATTATCTGCAAAGTCTTGATCAATTGTGCCAAACATAGTTCCGCCTTTTGCTTCTCTAACTTGGTGCACAAACTGTACACAGTTTGGCATTTGAATTGCTCGCTCTTTTAAAAATAGCGGATTTTTAAAAATTGCTAATGGAATTAACAAATATCTAGGCTCAACTGCATGTCTCCAATTATCATAAAAATACCTTTCAGCAATTGTTATAATACGAATAATTTCTTGCTCAGGAATTGAATAAGGTAGAGCCTTCGCGAACGTAAGCTCATTTTGAATATCTAATATTAGGTCAGATTGAGTCATTTAGTTTTACTAATTTTATACGGCTGCAGTAGGAGCAGTTTTAGCAGCATCAATTTTTGTAGTTAAATCTGCAATTTTTTTAGTTAAATCTGCAATTTTTGTTAAAGTAGGTTCATCAGTTGATTTTAATTTATTTAATCCAGCTAATTCAAGGTTAAGCTTAGCAAGGTTAGCTGTGTCATCTTCAATTACACCTTCCATTATTGGATCCTTAACTGTTTTTGAATAGGCTGGTTGAGTTACTGTAAGCTGGCCTAACTTTGATCTTTTAACTTGATCGAATGATTTTTCTTTTTTGGGTTTAGGTTCACCTTTTGTCGTTAATGCATGCTTCTTTGGCTCTTGTAATGGATTACCATTTTTAAAATCTGCAAATTTTAAGATCTTATTACTCATTTTATCCGGTTCTTTTTGTTATTTATTAAACACGTTATTAATAGCTTGAGACTCTTCAATAAATTCGCTAAAGGTCTTTACCATTTTTGATGTAGACTTAGCTATTTGGTTATTTTTAAGATCTATTCGTGAATACCGTGTGCTTGGTGACCAGTGTCTAGGAATTCCGCCAGTTTGAACATTAATCAAAGAGGGTTGA